AGGTGTTTTTATATGAAAGAGTATTGGTTGCCAGTGAAAGGACTTGAAGGTGCTTATGAAGTTTCAAATTTGGGAAGTGTTAGAAGCTTACCGAGAGAAACGAAATACAAAGATGGTAGAGTAGGCTATCACAAAGGTAGAATACTTTCCCAAACGATCACACCTAAAGGCTATCACAAAGTTTACCCAACTCTAAAGGGAAAGAAGCGTGAATTTCAAGTACACAGGTTAGTTGCAGAAACATTTATACACAACCCGGATAGGCTACCCCAAGTGAACCATAAAAACGGTGACAAATCTAAGAATGATATTTCTAATTTAGAATGGGTTACTAATTTACAAAACGCATTGCACGCAAACGAAAATCATTTAAAAGACACTGCCAGACAAGCAAAACCTGTCGCTCAGTATACTAAAGCTAAAACTGCAAAGGAAAGAAAACTAATAGCAGTTTATAGGAGTGCTTATAGTGCTGCACAAAATGTTAGTGGAGATAACCATAAAATTCTATTAGTTTGTCATGGTGAAAGAAAAAGTCATAAGGGGTATGACTGGGAATTTATCAACTAAAAGGAGGTGCTGCCATATGCCAGACGAAAGATGTCGTCACTGTAAAGTAGGTCACATGACAAAAACGGACCAAAATTCTTACCTTGTGTGTAATGAATGTGGTGCAATGAGATTCTTGTATCAACCACAAGATTATCAAGCTAAATTTCATGCTGATCCTGCTAAGTATCGTGCCTTTTTCGGGGGCTATGGTTAGGCTCAGGTAAAACTAAAACATCAGTTATGGAAGTAATCAAGCATGTTCTTCAAACTCCTGGGGGAGCTACCCTTATGGGTGCTCAAACAGTTCCTCAGCTAGAACAAACGAACATGAAAGAATTTCTTGAGTCCTTCCCAAGACCTTTAATCAAGGCTTACCATAAGCAGAAAATGTATGTGGACGTGACAAATGGACACAGGGTACTATTTAGGACACTGGATGATGAAACGAAAATTCGTTCCCTCAATTTAACAGCCTTTCATATAGAGGAAGCCAGTACAGTTCCCGAAAGTATCTTCGTACAGCTACAAACTCGTCTTCGTTCCGATGCTACAAAACATCATAAAGGAATACTATCATCAAACCCCGATGTTAACTGGATAAGAAGCCAATTTCTTCTTAAGTCAAAAAATATCTTAGGTGCTACTCAGAAATACTTCATTGACCCTTCTGAAATCAACCCTTCATTTTCAACCCATATAGCAGCAACACATTTGAATAAGTTCCTCCCTCCTGACTTCTTCGAGGTCACAGCGATGGGTAAACCTGATTGGTGGGTTAAACGATACCTTGAAGGTTCCTTCGATTACTCCGAGGGCATGGTTTATCCTATGCTATCTCAAAACATAATCGAACCTTTTGATATTATCGACAAGATAAAATCTGAGGGTTGGGAAGTTTTTGTTGGGGCTGACTTTGGACTACGTGATCCCACTGTTTTCCTCATGGCTGCCATCGACCCTAAGACTGGAACGGTTTATATATTTGACGAACATTACGAAGCTGGCAAACCTGTTTCACATCATGCAGATATCATGAACGAAATGATGAAGCCAATCCCTCAAGGCTTATTACGACAGCCTATAGGTGACCCCTCCGGAAATGCTCGCTCCAAAAACGATATGCGCTCCCTTTTCTCCCACTATGCCGAATATGGAATACACTTCAAGCCAGGTATGAACAGGATTGAGGACGGTATTCATAAGGTTTACTCTTACTTCGCACATGACAAAATCAAGATTTTCAATAACTGTACTAACCTTATTAAAGAAGGTGTGGAGTACAAATATAAACTTCAAGAACTTGACGACAAGAAAAATGCCGACGAGAAGCCGGTTGGTAAAAATGACCACGCAATGGACACCCTCCGTTACATTATCCAAGAACTCCCCGACGACCCAAGTAAACTTATCAATCAATCATTCAATCCAAAGGACATAATCACTGGTGGAAACAAGAGTCTTATTCATCATGCTTTTGACGAGGAAGAAGATGTTTTCAGCACTGATTGGTATTACAACTACTAGGAGGAATTAATTTGGAAAATACGATTGCTCAATTACAAAACAAACTAGAGGAATTAAACACTGAGTTATTCCATGTTAAACGAGCAAATTCTAAATTGAAAAATGAGGTAAGGTCATTACGCCGAGAAAAAGAAAAGAAGCTGCGTGAAGAACGCAAAGGTCAAAAACAGCATTTCAGAAACAATAAACGAGGTTCAAAATTTCAAGGCTAGGAGTGAAAACATGACAATTATCTTAGGTGTATTAGTTGGCTTTGGAGCAGGTCTTTTAGTTAAAGGACAATTCAACATCAACATTAATCACAAAGAAGTTAAAGCAGATCATCAAGAAATCATTTACAACGAATCAATGGCCGACGAACTAGACCCGGCAATTCGCAGTTACTATGACAACAATAACGGACTAAATAAATTCTAAGAGGTGAACTAAATTGGCAGTAGATATTAAGAAAACAGGTAACAAGCAAGTAGACAGCATAATGGAACGATTTAAGCAAGCAAGAGACAAGAGACAAAGTGATCGTGACGAAATCTGGAAAGAGCTAGACGCATTTGACAGAGGAGAACAATGGAACATGAAAGGTGACGCTCCTAGTTGGACTCCTAAACCAGTAACAAACTACATTCACTTAGTTAAGTACACTAAAAGAGCTGCCCTGGCTATGGAAAACCCAACAGGTAAATTAAGACCTCAATCCCCTGTGGATGTGGATATGATCGAACAGCTACAAAAGGTATATCAATTTGAATGGGAAAAAGTAGGCTTAAGAAAATATATTCGTGAAGCAATCGAAACATCAAAGCTTTTAGGTACTGCAATCACTCAGTTAGCATGGGATGAAAATTTCATCGGTGGTGGTACTAACACTAAGTATGAGGGGCGCATTGTTGCTCGTTCGATTGACCCGGCTAGTTTCTACCCTGACCCAACAGCATTTAGTTTAGAAGACGCTCGTTATATTCATATTGCTGAAAGAAAAACTCTTGATTGGATAAAGAGCGTACCAACCTTTGCAGCTAAACACGAGGAAGTTAAAAATGCTCAACGCAACAATGATGGTAGTAACTATCGTGGTGAAATTTATGAGCGTGAGTACAATGTCGGTCAAAACAAAGATGTTGTAGATTTCCATTCTCATTATGAAAAAACTCCTAATGGTGAAGGTGGCTTTAACTACTCAGTTACCTATATTGCCGGAGGAATACACCTTCATACAATCGAGCAGATTAAACCAAATCGCTATCCTTTCGTAGTGCTGCATGACTTTGCTCAACGACAATCCTTCTGGGCGAAATCGACTTGTGAATTTATTTTAGATAATCAAAAGCTTATCAATAAAATCGAGTCAATTATCGCTACCATCGGTTTACTCCTACAAAACCCTCAAAAAATCGTTTCTAAAGAATCTGGAATTAACCCTCGTGAAGTTGCTAAGTACGGTAATGCTCATGGTCATGTATTCGTGGCAAATGGACAACCATCATTAGCAATGACTTGGCAGAACCCTCCTGCTATCCCTCAATCCCTTTTTAATCTCCTTGAAAATGCTCGTGCAAATATCAGAGAAATTACAGGACTTTCAGAATCTTACATGGGTCAGTCTGTTGGATCACTTCAAACTTCCAGTGGTGTTGACAGCTTAATCGAGCGTTCTACCCTTCGTGATAGAGACCAAATGTATGATGTTGAAATATATGTTGAGGAATTATCAAGACTTCTATTAGGTTTCATCACTGAATTTTACACCGATGAAAGAGTAATCAGAATTGATAAGCCGGAGCAGAAAAACCCTCAAGACCGTATGGAATTTATCTCTTTCGTAGGTCAAGACTTTGCTGAATTAGATTTCGACTTTGAGATTAATGTTTCAGCACAGGCCCCTATCTCACGTATGAGAGAGCAAAAAGAAGCAGAAAAACTTCTTACAATCCAAGGACAGTATGACTTCAAGCCTGCTGTTATCACTCCTCAAGAGTATATCAAAATGTCTGAATTTGTTGATAGTGACTCAATCATTAAGCGAATGGATATGGAAGAAGCACGTAACAAGATCGAAGAAGCTTACACCGTAGCTATGCAGCTTGCCGAAGGTATCAAGCTTGGTGCGTCAGAAGAAGCTTTAAAAGCTAAAGCCGATGAAATGTTCATGCAGTTTGAACAAGGTGGCATAGGCTCAACAGCCGATAGCTCTGGTAATAGTGCAATGTCAATGAGACAAGGAAAGCCTAGTCAATAAGACTGGGTTTTCTCCTAATAATTACCATGAATATTATATTGAAATAATGTTCTGAGGGTTATATAATATGCTCGCTCTTGAACAAGGAGCAAAAAGAGAGAAGGAGGAAAACAAATGGAAAACGAGTTTGATTTAGAAGCCTTAGAAGCTGAATTTGAAGCCGACTTCACTGAGGAATCAGATGAAAGTGCTGAAAATGAAGCCGACGAGCAAGAAATTGAGAGTGATGAAGAAGTTGACTCCGATAACGAAGACGGTCTTGAAGCTGATGAAGAAACGGACGATGAAATCGACCAGGACGACACAGAAGAAGATCCCGACAACGACAACGAATCGGAATCTGACAATGAAGACAACCAACTTAATAGCAATGAAAACGAAGTCTATCAGCGTCAGGTCGCTCAACTTCAACAACAACTTGATGAAGCGAAACGCTCCGCAGATTTAATTGACCAGATAGCTACCCAAAATGGTATCTCTAAGGATGAATTAATAAAGCAATTTGAGCAAAGCAGACTTGCAGAAGAAGCTAAAAAGCAAAATGTTCCGGTTGAATTTCTCCAAAAACAGAGAGATATGGAAGCCGAACTTACAGCATTGAAAGAAAACAATGTGCGCCAACAGTTTAATTCACAAGTCGCAAGTGTCAAAGACAAGTACGACCTTACAGACGAGGACATTAAGAACACGATTGAATTTTCGATCACCAACGGACTTGATGTTTTCAACCCTAATGTCAAGTTTGAGTCTGTTTACAAGGCAGCTAACTTCGATAAGTTAGTTGAGCAACAGGTGAAAGCAGCACGACAAAAGGAACTTGCTTCTAAGCAAGAACGCATGAAAAAGGCTACCGTTCCTCATGGTGGTTCTGGAAATACCTCTGCCCCATCTGTAGACGATGATGTTCAATCATTCCTACGTGAACAAGGCATTATTTAACCTCGATTTACCACGATTTACCCCACTATAAAACCTCTAGGAGTGAAAAAATCACATGGCATTAAATACAACTGGCACAGTAAACACTGGCACAGGCGCATTAGCGACTAAGCCACAAGCATTTTATGACAAAGTTTTGTTGGAAGTTCGTCGTCAAAAAACATTTTATCACCGTCAATTAGCACAGGTTCGCCCTATGCCTAAAAAATCTGGTGACACTATCAATTTCCGTAAAATCGGTAAATTAAACGTTGCGACTACTCCATTAACAGAAGGAGTTACGCCGAGCTCAGAAAATGCGACAATTTCTGCAATCTCTGCAACGACTAAGCAATATGGTTCTTTTATGGAGTTCACTGATGTTGTTGATTTCCAAATGGTTGACCCAATCCTTAAAGAGTACGCATTAGAGCAAGCTAACCAAGCTAACGAAACACTTGATGTGTTAACTCGTGACGAATTAGCAGCCGGTTCAAACGTATTCTACGCTAACGCAAAAGCTTCTCGTGCAACTTTAGCAGCAGGCGACAAGCCGACTCTTAAAGACTTCCGTAAAATCGTTCTTTCAATGAAGAAAAACCACGTAAAACCTGCTCAAAACGGACAATACGTTGCTATCGTTTCTCCTGCAATCGCATTTGACCTTTTAGACGACCCAGATTTCATCAAAATCATGGACTACGGTAACACAAACAAGCCACTTATGGAAAACGAAGTTGGTAAAGCTTACGGAATCACTTTCGTTGAGCAAGTAAATGCAAAAGATTTCCCTGGTGCTGGTGCTACTGGCGCTAACGTTCATGCAGCTATCGTACTTGGAAATCAAGCTTACGGAACTGTAAACATTGCAGGCGAAGGCGATATCAAAACTATCGTTAAACCACTTGGTTCTTCTGGTACTGCTGATCCACTTTCT